CCTGCTAATGCAGGTGAATCTGCAATTAGCTGGTTAACAGTAAGCGGAACAACTATCGTAGGAACTGCTCCTCAAAACAGTAGTCCTAGTCGATATGAAATCAAAGTAACGGCTGGTAACGGTATCGTTGACATAACGAAAAACTACTGGTTACTAGTAATTTAAAAGCATCTTCTCATGTTGGTTTGACACCATACTTAAAACAGTCAACAAACAAAAAACTTCACTAGAAGTTTTCAAAGAGGAAAAATAAATGCCTATTATCAAAGCAAGATCGAGTTCGATTATCAACTCCGTCGACCTACGTGGTACACCAACAGCGGTTACAGCCGCCAAGGGTACTTCGACAACACAAATCGCTTCTACTAGTTTCGTAAGCGGAGCTGTTAGCGATTTAATTAACTCAGCACCAGCCGTATTAGATACGTTGGCCGAGTTGTCAGCTGCCATTGGCGATGATGCCAATTTTGCGGCTACATTAACTACTGCATTAGCAGGTAAGGTTGCCAAAGACGGCGATACAATGTCTGGTTTCTTGACATTGCATGCTGATCCATCAAGCGACTTCCATGCTTCTACAAAAGGTTATGTTGATTCTAAGATCAACGAACAAATGATTTACAGCACAGACGATGTTCCAGAAGGTGTATTAAATGAATATTACCATACAGAGTCTGTTCGTCGTGACATTGGTTTGTCAAGCAACAACACATCAGTATTGTCTTACAGCAATGCAACTGGTCAATTCACTTACAATCACCCAAACAGTGATGGTATTTTAGAAGGCCAAACAAACAAATACTTTACAGATGCATTGGCTCGTGGTGCTATCAGTTTGAACAGCGATGACAACCAAATTTTGAGCTATGGTTCACAGTCTGGTGAGTTTACATTTGTTACACCAACAACAGACAAAATTGTTGAAGGTGGTACTAACCAGTACTTCTTAACAAGTCGCGCTCGCGCCGCTATCAGCGGTGGTAACAACATCAGCTATGATTCAGCAACTGGTATTATCAGTTCTGTTGCCGCAGTTGAAAGCGTTAACGGTCAAACTGGTGTAGTTGTTTTAACAACTTCACACATTGCTGAAGGTTCTAACCAGTATTTTACAGCTGGTCGTGCAATCTCTGCTAACGCTGCCGCTGTCCAAGCAGTACAAGATGCAGTTGATGCAGAAGCATTGGCCGCTCGTGCCGCTGAAGCTACATTGACAGCTAACTTGTCTTCTGAAGTTGCTCGTGCAACTGCTGCCGAAGGCGTATTGACAGCTGACTTGGCCGCTGAAGTTGTTCGTGCCACTGGTGCTGAAACAACATTAACAACCGACTTGGCTGCTGAAGTAACTCGTGCTACAGCCGCTGAAGCTGGTTTAGCAACAGATATTGCTGCCGAAGAAACTCGTGCATTGGCCGCTGAAGCTGGCTTAGCATCTGACATTGCTGCCGAAGCTGTTACAGCTCGTGCCGCTGAAACATTGTTAACAGCAAACTTGGCTACTGAAGTTACAGCCCGTACTTCTGGTGACCAAACAAACGCTGCCGCAATTTCTGCTGAAGTAACTCGTGCAACTGCTGCCGAAGGCGTATTGACAGCTGACTTGGCATCCGAAGTAACCCGTGCTACTGCTGCCGAAGGCGTATTGACAACTAACTTGTCTGCTGAAGTAACTCGTGCAACTGCTGCCGAAGGCGTATTGACAGCCGCTATTGCTGCCGAAGCTACTGCTCGTGCCGCTGCCGTTACTGCTGAAGAAACAGCACGTATTGCAGGTGACGTTGCATTAGGTATTCGTATTGACAATGTTCTAAGCAACGTTGATCCAGCTGCTCTTGATTCCTTGACAGAAATCATTGCCGCATATGATGCTGCCGATTCTAATTTACAAACAGCTATCAACAACTTGGCCGCTGCCAATGCTGCCGCAATTGCCGCTGAAGAAGCCGCACGTATTGCCGGTGACAATGCACTTGATACTGCTATTGATGCTGAAGAATCTGCTCGTATCACTGGTGATCAAACAAATGCTGCCGCAGTTGTTGCAGAAGCCGCAACTCGCGCTGCCGCTGATACTGCATTAACTACTTCAATTGCTGCCGAAGTTACTCGTGCTACAGCCGCTGAAGGCGTATTAGCAAGCGACATTGCAAGCGAAACTACTGCTCGCATTGCTGCCGATGGTGTATTAACTGCAAGCGTAATTACAGAAGCTGGTTTACGTGAAGCCGGTGACATTGCTGTACAAGCCAACGTTGATGCTGAAGTAACTCGTGCTACAGCCGCTGAAGGCGTATTGACAACTAACTTGTCTGCTGAAGTAACTCGTGCTACAGCCGCTGAAGGCGTATTGACAACTGCTGTTGCTGCCGAAGTTGCTCGTGCAACTGCTGCCGAAGGTGTATTAACATCTGACTTGGCCGCTGAAGTTGTTCGTGCTACAGCCGCTGAAGTTGCCAACGCTGCCGCAATCGTTGCAGAATCTGCTCGTGCAACTGCTGCCGAAGTAGTAAATGCTGCCGCAATTGCCGCTGAAGAAGCTGCTCGTATTGCTGCCGTAAGTGCTGAAGCATCTGCTCGTGCTACTGCTGTTTCTGCTGAAGAAACTGCTCGTTTAGCTGGCGACACAACTCTTACAAATGCAATTGCCGCAGAAGCCGCTCGTGCATTAGCAGCCGAAGGTGTATTACAAGCCAACATTGATGCTAACGCTGATGCTTATGAAGCAGGCGACATTGCATTAGGTCTACGTATTGACAATGTTCTAAGCAACATTGATCCTGCCGCATTAGACAGCTTAACAGAAATTGTTACAGCTTTCCAAAATGCAGACAACACAATCAACGGTGCTATCACAGCCTTGGCTGCTGCCGCAACTGCTGATGTTGATGCAGAAGAAGCTCGTGCCACAGCCGCTGAAGTTGCATTAGGCTTACGTATTGATGAAGAACACACTCATCACACTGCTGCCGAAGCTACATTAACAGCCGACTTGGCTGCCGAAGTTGCTCGTGCAACTGCTGCCGAAATTCTATTAGACGGTGTTATTGGTACAGAAATTAACCGTGCTCAAACTGCTGAAGCTGCCTTGGCTGCTGACTTGGCAACTGAAGTTGCTCGTGCAACTGCTGCCGAAGCTACGTTAACAGCTGACTTGTCTACTGAAGTAACAAGAGCGCAAGCCGCTGAAGCCGCAAACGCAACTGCTATTGCTGCCGAAGCTGTTACAGCTCGTGCTGCCGAAGCCGCAAATGCTGCCGCAATTTCTGCGGAAGTAACTCGTGCAACTGCTGCCGAAACTGCAAATGCAACTGCAATTACAACAGAAGCCGCTCGTGCTACTGCTGCCGAAGGTGTATTAACAGCTGACTTAGCTGCCGAAGTAACTCGTGCCACAGCCGCTGAACAAGCAAATGCTGCCGCAATTGTTGCAGAAGCTTCAACTCGCGCTGCCGCAGATACTGCTGCCGCAAATGCATTGGCAACTGAAGTTGCTCGTGCTACAGCCGCTGAACAAGCAAATGCTGCCGCAATTGTTGCAGAAGAAACTGCACGTATTGCTGCCGATAGCACAGAAGCCGCAGCTCGTGCCGCAGCCGACACTGCTTTAGGTGCTCGCATTGATGATGTGTTAAGCAACATTGATCCAGCCGCCCTTGATTCCTTGACAGAAATCATTGATGCTTACAATGCCGCTGACTCTAGCTTGACACAAGCTATCAGTGATTTGGCAAGTGCAAGTGCAACAGCAATGGCAAACGAAGCCGCTACACGTTTAGCTGCCGACAATGCTTTAACTACTGCATTAGCTGCCGAAGTAAGCCGCGCAAGTGCTGCCGAAGCTGTAAACGCAACTAACATCAGCAATGAAGTTAGCGATCGTACAGCAGCCGACACAACATTGCAAGCTAACATTGACGCAGAAGCCGCTCGTGCTACAGCCGCTGAAGCAACTTTAACTGCTGCCGTAGCTGCCGAAGCAACTCGTGCAACTGCTGCCGAAGCCGCAAACGCTGCCGCAATTGCCGCTGAAACAGCTCGTGCTACAGCCGCAGAAGCCGCAAACGCTGCCGCTGACGTAATCGAAGCCGCTGCTCGTGTAGCTGGTGATGTTGCTGTACAAGCTAATGTTGACGCCGAAGTAACTCGTGCTACTGCTGCCGAAGTTGCATTAGGTGGTCGTATTGACGACTTGACTACAGATGATGTTGCTGAAGGTTCATTGAACCAGTACTTCACTGAAGGCCGCGCAAAAGCGTCTATCAGTGGTGGTGCAAACATTCAGTACAACAGTTCAACTGGTGTTATCAGCACATTGGCTGCTGTTCAAAGTGTTAACGGTCAAGATGGTATTGTTGTATTGACTACAGATAATGTATCTGATGCAACATCAACTAACAAGTACTTTACTAACACACAGGCTCGTGGCGCAGTTTCGTTGGTATCTGATAACAACGACATCCTAAGCTACAGTTCTGGTACTGGTGTATTCACATTCGCAACTCCATCAACAGATGCAATTGCTGAAGGTGCAAATAACTTGTACTATACAAATCTTCGTGCAGATGCTCGTATTGCTTTGGCAAACGTTGGTGATTTAGCAAACGTTGACACAAGCGGAACATTAGACGATGGTTACACATTGGTTTGGAGTGCTGCCGAACAGAAATTCGTTGCGCAGAACATTACTACTATTGTGGTTACAAAGAACTTTACTGGTGACGGTACAACTGCATCGTTCAACACTGAAGTTGAAGTATCAAGCATTGAAAACACTCAAGTGTTTATTAACGGTTTGGTACAGGCTCCAACATACTCTTACACATTGTCTACAGTAGACGGTGAAACAAGCATTGTGTTTGATGCCGCTCCAGAAGCTAACGATTTCGTTATGGTTCGTTTAACTCCAACAGTTACTTTAAGTGCTGGTGGTATTTTGAACCAATCTAGTGATATCGATGGTGGTACATACTAATCTTAAAGCAATTTAAGATTTAGTGAGAAAGGGTGCAGAAATGCACCCTTTCCTATTCGCTGATTACATAAATAACTTACATGATTATGAGTGTCATCTAGGTTCAAAAATGCCAATTTTTCGCGGAAAAGAGATAGTTAGTTCGTCATCGGACAGCAAAGACAGCGTCAGAGTAGCCACACGTTCGCACGTGCCACTGCTATCAACACTCTCAATCATTGATGACATTAATTTAGACCATAAAGATCGAGTACTATTAGCCGGTCAAAACAACCCAGCTCATAACGGAATTTATGCGTGGAACTCTGCAACAGGAAGACTGATCAGGGCAACTGATGCTGATTCTTTGTATGAAGTATCGGGCGGCATGAGAGTATACGTTGAAGAAGGTACAGTAAACGCCCAAACCTACTGGACCTTGACTACCCCGGGTGTAATAACTTTGGGCGTAACAGGTTTAACATTTACCCGAGAAAATCGAGTAGGAAACTTTGATCAGTCTGGTACACATGGCTCTCCATCCAAAACTACTGTGATGACCCTGGATGAATCAGGTCAAATCACGTCTATAACCGCCGTAAACATTGATTTAGATGGCGGAGAATTTTAAGCATATACATTCAGTACTAAGCGAGTAAGCTAAATACTCTTGGAAAGACGGGATCCGATCACCCCGTCGAACATCCAAGGGAGTATATACTCAAAATGGCCAATACAATCATTTTAAAGCGTAGTTCTACACCAGCTAAGGTTCCAACCACAGCTCAACTAGCTCTAGGCGAAATCGCTATCAATACACATGATGGCAAAATTTATATCAAGAAAGACAACGGCGTACCAGCAGTTGTTGAAATCGGTGGTGTCACAAGCGTAAACACACAAACCGGTGATGTTGTTTTATCTACAACAGACGTTGCTGAAGGGTCTAACCAATACTTTACAACAGCCCGTGCTCGTAGCGCATTAAGCGCAGGTACAGGC